AGCAACACATACATCTGCTGGTTCTGCTCCCGGTTCACCAGCTATTGGTGACTTTTGGCACGACACTGCAAACGATAAACTTTATATTAGAACTAATGATGGTACTAGTAATATTTGGTTACAAGTCTAATGGCATTTCCAACAAGTCCATCAACAAACGATGTCCATACATATGGTGGTATTAAATATAAATGGAATGGAGTAGGTTGGCAATCATTTACAGGTCTAGCTATTGGTGCTGCTACTGGCGGTACTATTACAACTGATGGTGATTATAAAATACATACCTTTACTTCAAGCGGAACACTTACTTTTCAAACAGCTCCAGACTATGTTCATTACCTAGTTGTAGCTGGAGGTGGTGGTGGTGGAAGTCCAACTTATGGTGGTGGAGGTGGTGCTGGTGGATATAGAGAAGATACAGAATTTGAAGTAACAGCCCAAGCATACACAATAACAGTTGGTGCTGGAGGAGCTGGAGGTGGTTCTGCTGACACAGTTGGCGTGGTTGGTGCTGACTCAGTATTTAGTTCAATAACTTCTACTGGCGGTGGCTATGGTTCACCTAATGGAACTAATGCTGGAAATGGTGGTTCAGGTGGTGGTGGTGGACAAACTGTTACCACAGCTGGAACAGGAGTTTCTGGTCAAGGATATGCTGGAGGAGTAAATCGCTCACATTCTCAAGGTGGACACGGAGGCGGTGGTGCTTCTCAAACAGGTTGGGCAAGTGGAGGAAATCCGGGTGGTTATGGAGGAGAAGGAAAACCTTCTTCTATAACAGGTTCAGAAGTTTATCGTGGTGGTGGTGGCTGTGGTGCTGGACACTTTTCTTCTGGTGGTTATTCTACTCCGGGAACTAGAGGTGGTGGTGGTAATGCTGGTGGTGGATATGGTTCAAACGTAAACTCTACTGCTGGAGCTGCAAATACTGGCGGTGGCGGTGGTGGCGGTTGTTATAACCAAGCTGCTTCTAATCCAACAGGAAAAGCTGGCGGTTCAGGTGTTGTAATAGTTAGATACAAATATCAATAGGATTTAATATGGCGCATTATGCAAAAATAGAAAGTGATATTGTTACAAATGTTATTGTAGCCGAACAAGCACACGTTGATACACTAGGTGGAACTTGGGTTAAAACTTCTTATAACGAGTCTATTAGAAAGAACTACGCTGGAATAGGTTATACATACGATACTGTTAAAGATGCATTTATTGCACCAAAACCTCACGCTTCTTGGACTTTAAATAATACAACTTGTAAGTGGGAAGCACCAGTAGTTTTTCCTACAGATGAAAAGAACTATATGTGGGATGAAGATACAACTAATTGGGTTGAGACATAACACAATGTCTGACAGACTGCGTAACAATTTAATAGCTGGGTTAATAGTATTAGTATTTTTAGTAGGTGTAGCTCATTCAGCAGACCCTATAGTAACAAACAGTACAGCTAACAGTACAGTAACAAGTAATTCAACTACTAAGTCTACAGTTAGAACTAATCCACCTAGTGCAATTAGTCCTAGCATTAACGCAAGTGGTTCAGATTTATGTACAGTAGGCGTAGCAGGTGCAGTACAGACACAGATAATAGGTATAAGTACAGGTCAAGTCTACAATGATGAGAACTGTGTAAGATTAAAGAACGCTAAAGTATTATATGATATGGGTATGAAAGTAGCAGCAGTTGCTTTAATGTGTCAGGATAGAAATACATATGATGCAATGAAATTTGCAGGAACGCCTTGCCCGATTTTCTCATCTACTACAGGTGAAGGTTTAATAGGACAAGAAGCTACAGCAGAATGGAAATTGAATCCTAAGAAGGTTCCAAAGAAAGAACAAACAGCAAATATGGATAGAGGAGTATTTCTTGAGAAATTGGTTAGCGGTATTATTGGCGTTATCTTGCTCGCTATCCTCGTTATCTAACCCAGAGATAATTGAGCATCAGATAGCAGATGATGGTTGGGTTGAAGTGCCTCTTGACTTTACTTTTCCTTTTTATGGAAATAGTTATGTCACTAGTTTTATGTTTAGTAATGGTGTTGTGGGGTTTCTTGACCCTCTTGATGTACCCGGTACTGGTATTGTATATGATGGGTTGTGTTGTGATGGACCAGACCTTACTAGCTTTACAGGAGTAAGATTTAATTATACAATAATGCCTTGGTCAACAGATTTAATAGACACAGGTATAGGTAGATTTTATACACAAGGTGATTCAACATACCAAAAGTATATGTGGAAAGACTTGTCAGAGTACTATGATGTTAATACAAAGAACACATTTGACTTGACAATATTCCCACTAGGTAACATAGAAGTTAATTACGAAACTGTACACATAAAGAATCATGGAATAACAGTAGGTATAGTTGGGGATTTAAGTGCTGGTGAATATGAACAATGGTTCTATAATGCACCTAATCAGAATGGAGCAGTATATTGGGATAGTCAACAAGCAGACCCAGTAGAAATAGCAGGAGGAGAGAGTATATGCAGTGTAGTTCCAGACAGTCACATAAGTTGTTTATATTATCCACAAGCATATGCTGATTCTGTGTACATACAACAATGTAATCTGGACCCTTTGTATGATTACGGATGTGATGGTTGGGACGATGCTTACATAGAAGAATATGTAGTAATAGAAGAAGAGGAAGCTTGGTTAGTAGAAGAAGATTATGAAGTATTTGTACTTCCAGAACCAGAACCTTATATAGAGATTATGATTGAACCTTTAGAAGATTATACAATTGTAATGGCTGAGATTGAAATACAACTACCAGAGATTGAAATGGTAGAGATGACTCAAGAAGAGTTTGAAGCAGAACTGGAAGCAGAATTAGAAGAATACTTTGAACCTCTACCAGAAATAGAGCCAGAACCTTTAGAAGAAACTATAGAGGAGCAGCTAGATGAGCCTATTGAGGAGGAGGAATCTGAAGAATCAACAGAAGAACAACCTGTTGAACCTACAGAGGAGCAGGAAGAGATTAAAACCTCAGAAACCAAAGTAGTAGAAGAAACTAAAGTAGTAGAAAAGAAAAAAGCTAGTAAGAAAGACAAGATGCGTGAGATTATAACTAATAAACTAAAGAATCTTGCTGTAGAAATGGGTGAAGCAGTTACTTTAGAGGAACAACAGAAGCTACAAGGACTGTTAATTGCTCTTTTAAACTTTAATTCTGGGTTTAATAGTTACAATTCTTCTTTAGTTGATGGTATTTTCTATGAAGATAAAGGTATTTACTTGGATAAAGACATACCAGACAACCAAAGAGGACTAAGAAATGGACTTGCTAATGAAATATTACATAACAAACTGGTAGATTTACAATGGCAGAAGTAGAATATGGTGGTATTAAGGTAGGTGGAAGTAAACTTTTACTAATAATACCTTTAATTAGTATGCTTGGTGGTGGTGCTTGGGCTGGATTTGAATTGTTTAATGAGTTTAGAGTTCTTAAAGCGACTGTAATGGAGTACCAACCACCTGATATTACTGGTATACAACAAGACATAGCTGTTATACAAGAGACTTTAGTAAGTGTAAGTGAGTCAGTAGAATTAGCCAAGGATTATACTAGGACTATTAAGAATGATTTGAAAGATGACCTAGCTAGACAAGAAAGTCTTATGGATAGATTAGAGAACAAAGTTAATGCTTCTCAAGATGAGATAGACAAAACAATTGATGTAGCTGGCGAAAGGTTTGATGCCAGAAGAGATGCTCTTTATTCTGATACGGATAGAAAGATTAAAGAGTTAGAAGATAGGCTCGGTGCTAAATTGCAAAGAGCTTTAGATAACCCACTAGCAAACTAAGGAGATAATATGGGATACGGAAGCAACCCTTACGGGAAGAAAAAGAAACCAGTTAAGAAAAAGGGGAAGAAATAGTGAAGGGTGTAAAACATTTTAAAAGAGATGGTACGCTACATACAGGCAGCTCTCATAAGATGCCTAATGGAGATTTACATACAAACAAAGCACATACTAAAACAAGTGTTAAGTTGTTTCATCTTAAAGATTTAAGTAAGACAGCAAAAGTAAAGGCTAAAAATGGCAGCTGATTCTAGATTAAAGAAAGCAGGTGTCTCTGGGTTTAATAAACCTAAGAGAACACCTAGCCATAAAACTAAAAGTCATGTAGTAGTGGCTAAAACTGGTAGTCAAATTAAAACTATTAGATTTGGACAACAAGGAGTTACAGGAGATAGAACTACTACTCCTAGGTCTAAGTCATTTAAAGCTAGACATGGTAAAAACATAGCCAAAGGTAAGATGAGTGCAGCTTACTGGTCTAACAAAGTAAAGTGGTAAGGCATGCTGGATTATGAAGTTAGAGTATCAAGACTTGAAACCATATCTGACAAACAAGATATGCAGATAGCTAAGTTATTTAGTAAGATTGATGATACTAATGGAGCTATACATCAGATTAACAAGACTATGTTACAGATTAAATGGAGTGTATATGGCGCTCTAGGTTGGTATATAATTACACAGATAGGAATAATAGAGGCACTAAGTATAGTATGATAGGATTTATAACAAACATAGCACCTATAATGTTAGGATTTGTAGGTAAGCTATTAGCACTTAAGAGTCAAGCAGCATCAGAGAATCAAAAGCTGATGATACAGAACTTACAAGTACGTAATGATTCTATTAATCAAGCTAGAGATAGAGCAGATAAAGAAAGTCCAATGGCTGCTATGAATAGAAGAATTATTATCCTAGTTATATTAGCTTTGATAATCTTTACTCAAGTAGCTCCAGTGTGGTTTAATGTTCCAACTGTGATACCTACACTAATAGAAGGGTTTAGCCTATTAGGTATTCAATTTACACCTGATATAGTAGAGTACGTAACTATACAAGCAGGTTCGGTATTAAAGATGGATGAGATATTTGGATGGGCAACAATGATAATAGAGTTTTACTTTGGTGCGCAATTAGCTAAGGGGAAATAATGACATACAGAGAATTAATTAATGAAGTACTGATAAGACTAAGAGAAGAGACTATATCTTCAGATTGGAGTGGTGCTATAAATAACAGTAGTACAGTTAGTGACTATCATAAAGTTATAGGTGCTTTAATTAATGATGCTAAAAGAAGTATAGAGTCTTACCATGATTGGATGACACTTAGAGAGACTGCTGATATAGCTACTGTAGATGGTACTAAGAATTATAGTTTAAGTTCTGGACAAGAGTTTAAAGTTATAGATGTTATTAACAATGCTACAGGTAATCAACTAGTACAAGTAAGTAAAGCTTATCTTAATCGTACAAGATATCCTACTGACCCTACAGGTGAACCACATTACTATGGTTTTAATGGAGCAGATAGCTCTAACAATCTAAAAGTAGATTTATCACCTGTCCCTACAGAAGTTCAGACTATTTCTTTTGATATTGTTAAGTATCAAGATGTTTTAACTAGTGCTTCGACAGTATTAAAGATACCATCTAAGCCAGTTATTCTAGGTGCTTTTGCTAGAGCTGTTTCAGAGAGAGGTGAAGATGGAGGAACACAATCATCGTTAGCTGCTCAAGAAGCAGGTGCTGCTATAAGTCAAGCAGTAATAATGGATAGTGGTAATGCTCAATATGAAACTGATTGGTATATGGAGAATCTACACTAATGGCTAAGCAGCTAGTATCCTCACCTTTAGAAAACTTAGGTATTAATGGATTAAATACACAGTATAATCCTGCGACTCTAGACCCAGCGTGGCTTACTTCTGCTGATAATATAATGATTAGAGAGTCAGGTAGAATATCATTTAGAAAAGGATTAAAGCAGAAAGTAGTACCTAGTGGTGTAGCTATTGGTTCTATGGTAGAACATAATGACCAAGGTACTAATAAGATATTTGCTAGTCATGGTACAAGTATATACACAATGGATTTTACTTCACCTAATGCTGCTTTTCCTAGTAGTGGTGCTGATGTTAAACATACAGTAGGTAGTACAACAGGTAATTGGCAGTTTGTAAACTTTAACAATAGATTACATTGTTTTCATACAGGTGTTATACCTCAAAGATATGATGGTTCTTTAAGTGCTGGTGCTAGATGGACAGCACATGCTACTGACCCAGCATCTATAACTACGTTATTTGACCCTAGTTGTGGTATGGGTTCCTATGGTAGATTATGGGTAGGTGGTGTTACAGAAGCTCCAGATGTAGTTTATTATTCAGCTTTACTGGATGGTGATGATTGGACTGGTACTGGTACTGGTTTTATAGATTTAAAAACTGTATGGGGTACTGATGAGATAGTACATATAGCTGCTTTCTTTGGTAAGCTAGTTATTTTTGGTAAAAACAATATAGCTATATATGATAATCCTGATGATGCAACTAATATGTCATTAAATGAAGTTGTATCAGGTGTAGGTTTAGTAAATAGAGACACAGTACAATCGATAGGAGATGATTTAGTTTTCTTATCTAGTACAGGATTACGTTCATTAAATCGTACAACAGAAAAAGATAAGTTACCTTTAATTGATTATAGTGTTAATATTAAAGATACTTTAATTAGAAATATAGGACAAAGTACTGAAGTTAAATCAGTCTACTTAGTAAATGAAG